TGTCAAAATAACGCCATAATTTACGACACCCTAGCTAAACAATCCCCCCCCCCCCCCCCTTATCAAGCAACCAAAAAACAAACAATCTCAAAACAAAATCTGGTTTTTTGTGCGAACAGAACACATTTTGTTTTGATATGAGAATGAGGGAAAGAATGAAGGAAAGAACGATGTACGAAACAGGCAAAGATGAACAGGGCAAACCAGAAGAAAAGAGCGGTGTTATGGCTCTTTTGGAAGCGGTCGAAGAACACAGCGAACACCTTATAGGGGTTTTGAGTAAGAAGCCCGGCTTGGTTAGTTGCACACTCAAAGACCGTTTGGACGGAGACAAGGTTTACTTTGTGGTTGTGTCGGCCTTCACCGGCACACTAGGCAACGTCTGCTACATGTGCAAGGTACACGACGTTGACAAGCCTACAGAACGAGTAGACGAACAGATTCCCGTCCCCACTTATCAGGTTATCGAAGCCTTAGGTGACGATAACACCAAACCTTCCCTGTCAGCCGTCTACGCTCATTGGGAAGCAACGTCAAAGAAGACAAGAACCTAAACAACAAACCGACAACACAGAAAAGGAAACAGAGAAATGAACGAAACAACACAATCAAATTATACCAACGAATCCAATCAAGACAACACAACAGAAAGCAAGTCTGTCCGCAGGATAACGCAGCCCAAGAAGAAGGACATCACCCGTCTGAACCCGCTTTGGTTCAAGAAGGTTTGCGGTCTGGCCTTGAAGTATGGCACGACACTCCAATTCGCCGAGGACGGCACGGTGTTCGGGCATTCTTCACGCGGCTCGTCTACAGCGGTGTTTTACGACACGACGGAAGAAGGCGCGAAAGAGTGGATCACAGAAATACTCAAACTCTCGCCGAAGGGCGCGGTCTTCCCTTGTGAAGACATCTTTATGAACAAGGACACCCAGAACATCCTGAAGTCGTATGCCAACGCGCCCACCGAGAAGACCAACGGAGAAGGCGAACTGTGCGCTTACGCTTGGTTTGATTCCGTCACAAGAACCCTTCACCTGAAGGCGGACGGCGTGATGATCAAGACAGGGACGCTGGTGGAAACCGCGCCGCTTATCCCGCGGCATGTGCCGGACGGGGATATACCTGAGATGGTTCTGCGGGATTTGATTCCCAAGAACATACTCGGCCTCTTGACAAACTGCCTGTCCAAGGACGAAACACGCAAAAACATGAAGCGCATTTATGCGGACAAGTACAAAGATGTGAACGCTGTTGTCGGGACGGACGGACGGAAGTTGTGTCTGTTCGTCAATGCCGGTCTCCCAGACGACATCTCCATCGACCCCACCATAACACCGCCCCTCGAAATAGACGGCTACAAGTCGTTGAGGATTGAAAACGACAGTAAAGAGAAGGGTAAAGAGAACACCAAGGTCTATCAGTGTACTGTACGCTTCTTCAAGATGACCGACGGTGTTGTCTTGTCGGAAACATTCGTGGATTCGGCTCCTGTAGGTGCTTGGCGCATAGTGTCCGGCGCGGAGAATGAAGAGTATGGCGGCAGTGTGCAATCGCAGAGTCTGGCCAACGTGCTTTCTTCCATCGCACGTTTGGGTTTGCTCGATTCTGACGGAAAGAACATATTGATGCTGAGCAACGGCAAGATCACGGTTCAATCCAAAGGCGCGGACTTGGCTGTGTTTGACGCGGACGTGTCTTTGCCGGAGGACATTCGGGTTCACTACGCATACGAAGTCTTGCAGAAGGTTTCTGAAATGGGCGTTGTGATACAGCAACCGACAAAACGATTCGGTGCTTCGTTGTTCGCCAAGACCGACGACTGTTACTTTGTCGCAATGCCGCTGAAGTTGACCTGAATACATGAACAGCCCGCAAAACATAATAAACGGCCTGTTGGCGGGCCGTCCGCCGGAACCGTACAAGGACGGCGGTGCCGGATCGCACAACGCGGCGGTGTTAGATGCCGCCCGTGTGCGACCGGCTTTCTTTGACGTGTCCTGCATGTTGTATCGTCTGTTGTACGCCAAGGCCGACTGGTATTGCAAAAAAGCAGAAGGTTACGGTGACGAAAAGTTGTGTCATTTGGTGTGTATTGATTTAATCAACGATGTGGCAGATGCTTGTAGACAGTTTGCATGTGCGCCCGTTATGGCGTTCGACAGCAAGCACAGCTTCAGAAAAGAACTGCTGCTTCCGACTTACAAGGAAGGGCGGCGGGAACAGAAGAAGACTGCCTCCATCGAACGGGTCTTGAATCTCCGTCATACAGTTTTGAAGATGTTGCGTGAAGTGTACTGCACAGCCTACAAGATACAGTTCTTCTGTGTCTACGGCTATGAGAGTGACGATGTGATAGCGGCGTTCGTGCTGGGGCTTAAACAACAGCCTATATTTGGTGATCCCCCTTACAACAAGTCTGTCGTGATCGTAACCAGTGACCATGACCTGCACCAACTCCTGATAGACGGAGTTTTCTTAGCTGACGTTGCTACAGGCATACTTTGTACGGGGGAACAGGTTGCCAAACATACCAAGATTAAACCGGAGGATGTGGTGTTGGCCAAGTGTGTGGGCGGGTGTGCTTCTGATGCGATTAAAGGTGTGGCGTGGTGCGGTGAAAAGACTGTGGCGGAAGTGTTGGAGAAGCGAAGTTTTGATGTGAAACTGAAAAGAGCCAAGAACAGTCTACAGAGTGAGGAAGGTCTGGCTACGCTGTACCGCAACTGGCAGTTAATCAAGTTGCCGTTTCAACCGGAGGGTGTTGAATTTATTGAACCCTTTCCGTCGTTGAAGCTGTCCAAGAAGACGTGGCCAGCCGCTTGTGTGCCAGATGTGATTCGCACCATTGCGGGCGGCATGGGCATACCAGAGACATCTTTGCCGATGTTTTCTGACATCACCCTGCCGCGTCCTATTGGCGCGATACCTGTTTGCGAGTGGAAAAGAAAGAGCGAAACGAAAGAAGGTGTTGAATAATGAACAAATTGACCAGACTTAAACTGACGGAGGTGTTGAGCCACAAGAACACCTGTGTCGATCTAGGTGAACAACTGACAATCTTTACCGGCATGTCGGACAGTGGCAAGTCTAGCGCGATACGCGGCTTGTTGCAGTTATGCGAGAACAAGCCTGCGGGTATAGACTTGTTGCGGCACGGTGCCAAGCGCGGCGCGTGTTCCGAAGTCACAGCCGAGGGCACTACTGAAAGTGGCGAGGTCTTCACAATCGTGCGCCGGAGGGGCAAGTCTTCCAACGAGTACGAAGTGAACGGACAAGTGTTGCGGGCTTTCGGGACGGGTGCGCCGGAAGAAGTGCGCGGCCTGTTGCGTCTGTCCGAACACGCCTTCCAATTGCAGTCAGATGGCCACTTTCTCTTATCATCGACCGACGGAGAAGTTGCCCGCGTCATGGGTCGAACGGTCGGACTGTCGCAGATAGACACGGCTTTCCAAGAAGTGCGCAAGCTCAAGACAGTCAACGACACCAACCTGCGTTGCGCGGAGGCTGACAAGAAAAAGGAACAGGACGCGCTGGACTGCTTCGCCGGGCTGGAAGAGGCGGACAAGGCGGTTCTCGACTGCGAACGGCTTGACCAGCTTCGCAGAAACACAATCACAAAGTCCAAGGAAATCGAGTCGGTGTTGGGTTCGCTTGCCCGCATACCTGATCCAGTTGACACGGGTGCCGCTGACAAGCTGTTGTCTGACTTAGGGAAGGTTGAACAGGACGCGAAATCGCTTTCCGAGAAGCTTCTCAAGATGAAAGTTCACATGCGGCGAATGGAATCCGTTCCTCCGTCTGTTGACACGGAACCTGCTGGCAAGATTACCAGTGTGTTACTGGAACTCGAAAAGAAGGCGCATACCTTGTCGGACGTGTACGGCAAAATGCGTGAACTCCTGCGTAAACTGGACAATGTGCCTCCCGCCGTTGACGAGGCCGACATCAAAGGGGCGCACCGAAGTCTGGACGGCCTTGTTGATGCGGAGACAAGGCGTAATGGCTTGGAGCGTGACTTTGAACGTCTGGTTAGACTGGGACGTTCTCTGAACGCAGTGCCTTTAGACTGCTCCGTCGTTATTGACGCGGCTAAGGAAACGCTTGCTTCCTGGCAGGGCTTGGAAAAGAAGATCGGCATGTTGCAGGCGGTACTTGACCGACAAGACAGCCTGCGCAATCGGCTAGAAAAGCTTTGGACCGATATTCTTCTTTCAACCGGGGCACAGAAGAGGGCTGAAGCAGAACTGAAAACCTATCGCGAGGAAAACCCTGTCTGTCCCGAGTGCGGGGCCGAACAGGAACATTGGGCAAAGTAGAACAAACCACAAACAGAAAGAAGAACAGACATGAGCAAGTATGCAGAGCTACTACAGAGGTTGACGGTGGCGACGGAACGCAACCGCACGAACATCGAACGCCGTAACGAACTCCTGAAACAATGCAAAGAGGAGTTCGGTTGCGATTCACTGGACGAATTCCGTGCCTTGGCACAGAAAACCAAGGACATGTTGGAAGAGACAACACAAGCCTTGTCGGAGGCAGAAGCCAAGGCCGAACAGGCAGTCGCCTCCGTCGAAGACGCGGTGGCCGGAAGGGTTGTGACGGCGGGTTAAACACAAACAGACCTGAGGAAGATTGGGAGTTACCTGACACAAAAGGAACGCAAACAACGAAGGAAAAAGACATGTGCGACAAATGCAAAGAAAATGCCAACAAACCTAAGACCTTACGTGAGGGTCTAAACAGACTGCGTAATCCAGACCGGAACTGTTGGAAGACAGACATAACAACGATAGCCAATGACTTGGCTGACATTTTGGAAATTCTGATCGTCATGGGTTTTGACACTGACGGGCGTTCGCTGGACATTGACGTGACGAACCTTCGTCCGACGGAACCGGAAAAATAAACCCAACACAACAAGGATTCTGACAATGAGTGAAACAAAGAAAAAAAACAACACAAAGACTCCAATCGGGGTCTTTGTTTCGGACATTCACTGGAGAACAAAAACGCCAGAGTACAGGGTGGAGAAGGACGTTCCTTTTAACGACGTGATAGGGAACAAACTGACGGAGGTTCTGGTCTTTGCTAAAGAACACAAAGTCCCTATCTTTTCGTGCGGTGATTTGTTTGACAAGCCCCGCGACTTTATGCAGATGTGGACTTTTCAAAAGTTGATGACGAGTTTTGTAAAAGAATGCGGCGAGACTGACTTTTACTCCGTACAAGGTCAGCACGATATGTTCCATCATGACCCGACAAACAAAGCCACATCTTTCAACGTGATGTGTTTGAACAAGACAGTCCGTAAGATGACTTCTGCGGGTAGAGTACAGATATATGGAGATATACGTATAGATGTCGATCATAGTTGGCAGGACGTTGTGAACGTCTATGCTTGCGGATGGGGTGAGGAATATCCTGTACCTTACATGGCTGAACAACACAACATCCTTGTTTTGCACAAGACCCTGTGGCACAAGCAATCGGTGTACCCCGGCCAGACGGAAGGAAATATCGAGGTTGAGTCAATCAAGCTGGCCAAGCTGGGCTACAAGACTGTGTTCAGCGGGGATAACCACAAGGCGTTCGATGTGCGGGTTGGCGGCGTTGACTTCCACAACTTGGGCGCGTTCACGAGAAACAGCGTCGATCTTGCTAACCAGCAACCGCGCTTCTGTATCTTGTTTGACGATCTCTCCGTCGAATCACGTTATGTTGGCGAAGAGGACGTGTTCGACATCGAGACCTCAACAGACGACAAAGAACATCAGAATGCCAAGGACGAGTTCAGCATGGCCCTTGCGGGAGGCTTCAATCAAGGCGACACCTTCAAGGGCGCGTTGCAGCAGGTGGTGGCAGTGCGCAAGTGCGGCGATCTGGAACTGACGGACACGCAGACCGCCCTCTTGACTGACATCCTCGTTCACTTGGATTGATCGGGAGAAACTATGACAACAGACATTCAGAGCGAACGTGTTGCTTTGTTACGTAAACGTGTAGACAAACTCGTCAACAACCACGAACTGATTAAAGGGCGGCTTGCAGACGCGGTAGAGAGACTGACGGAGGCCAGAGCCAGACAGGTCGATCTGGACGCGGTGCAGAACACCGTCCAGTACGTGGCAGCAAGGGTACAGACCAGCTTCGGCAATCACGTCGGCGGTCTTGTCACCAAGGCCATCCACCACGTCTTCCCGTCCAAGCGCAGCGAGAACTTCATTGTCCGCTTCCGCGAGAACAGGGGCAAGACGGAGTGCGAGTTGAGGATGCGGACGGAGAAGGGTGAAGAGGCGCATCCCTTCGACTGTTGCGGCGGCGGGGTTTGGGACGTGATCTCTTTCGCCCTGCGTTGCGCATGTCTGGTTCTGGAGCAACCGGCCAACACGCGCTTCCTTGTCTTGGACGAGCCTTTCAAGTTCTTACACGGATGGGAGATGCGCAGCCGTGCCTTGCAGATGCTTTCCAACACATGCAAGGCTTTGAACATACAAGCCATCGTGGTGCATCAGACGGACGACGTGAACGACGCTGAAGGCGGACTGGACGTTCTTGCCGGACGTGACGGATGCAAGGTCTATCTGGTCAAGCAGGCCGGATATGAGTTGTCTGAAGTGGTGCCTTGTTGAAGGGTTTACAACGGTGTGGTTATACGGACACTACGCAGTAAAACAAGTTTTACTGGCTTCGTGCGAAAGGAGAAAGAAATGGAAATAAATAAATGCTACAATGAAAATTGCTTGGATACTATGGCAAGGATGCCAGACAATTTTGTTGACCTGACAGTGACAAGTCCGCCGTATGACAATTTGCGAACGTATAATGGCTATAGCTTTGATTTTGAAGCTGTAGCTAAAGAATTGTTTAGGGTAACTAAGCAAGGGGGCGTTGTTGTTTGGAATGTTAATGACTCGACAAAGGATGGGACTGAATCTGGAACTTCTTTTAGACAAGCTCTATTCTTCAAAGAAGTCGGATTCAATCTCCATGACACGATGATATGGGTAAAGGATGGCGGCGGTGCTGTAGGTTCAAATAAATGCTATACTCAAAACTTTGAATATATGTTTGTTTTTTCAAAGGGCGTCCCCAGTACTTACAATCTAATTAGAGACAAGTTAAACGGCTCATTCGGTGTAGATAAATCAGGTGTCGGTAGACGGAAAGCAAACGGGGAACATAAGATAGAAAATAGAAAACCTGCACAAGAGTTTAGTAGACGCAACAACTGGTGGTATATTCCAACGGAGCGAGGCGAACATCCAGCGATATTTCCAGAACAACTTGCCAATGACCACATTATTTCATGGTCGAATGAAGGTGATTTGGTATATGACCCTTTCATGGGTTCGGGTACTACCGCAAAAATGGCGATACTAAATAAACGGAATTGGGTAGGTTCTGAAATATCCGAAGAGTACTGCAAGATAATTGAAAGACGTATAACAACCGCTTCAACTGACACCTTCGATCTATTTTGTTCTTTGTTGCACGGAAGTTAAGGTGAAACAAGCATGTACGAACCTACACCAGAGATAGTCAGGGAGACTTTTGAAGGGTTGTTCGCCAAGTTCACGCAAGAAGAACGCAGCGGCTTCCGTCAAAGATTCCTTGTCCACGACTACGAGACGTTCCCCAATAAGGTTCTGCTGGTCACGCTCGATCTGGCGACAGGGCAACATTGGGTTGTATGGGGTACAGAACAGATACGCACATATCTGCGACAAGTCTTTGTCCACAACGACAACACAGTGCTGATAGGTTACAATAACAAGAAATTCGATAACCATATAACTGACGCAATCTTGGCCGGAGCGGACGAGGCGGAAGTTAAGCGTGTTTCCGATCAACTTATAGAAAACAGTCACATCAGACCTTCTTGGCGCAGCGGAGAGTACGGACGTAGACCGACATGGGTCGGTAGGACGTTCGACATAGGCTTTGACATAGGGCAGAAGAAGATCGGCCCTGAAGGACGTGAGGAAAAAATACCAGAAGTAAGTTTGAAACGATGGGAACGCCTGAACGGCATCAAGGTCTATCGGTGTTCTATTCCATTCGACAAGCCACTCATTCGCGCAAGAGACATTGCGGAGGTTGAACGTTATTGCTTATATGACGTTTGCGCCACAGCCATGCTGGTATTGTCAAAGGAAGCGTGGAACCCGTGTCTGAACGCCAGACGTGTCTTGGTGGACGACTACGGCGACCGTGGCGTGGATTGGGAGATGACAAAGCCGCGCATAACCGCAATCGTGCTCAACGCGGACGAACGCAACTACGAGGTGCCCGCCGATTGGGAAGATGAGAAGTTCAAGCTTCCGTCCAACATACGGATATGGAAGAACCGCGACGTGCTCAAAGTCTACACTGAAAACACATTCGGGCAACTGCGCAATATGTCCAGCAAGAAGGGCGGTGGTGACGGCGTGTTGTTAAAGAACGTCTGTGGCGTACCACACGTCTTCGGTGTTGGCGGGGTGCATGGATGCGTCGAGGGTATCTGGAAGGCCGCAGGGGGCGGGATTTGGGCCTTGGACGCCGCGAGCCTGTACCCCAACCTAATGCGGCATTACGGTTTGTTGTCCAGAAGGGTTGTCGGCAAGGACAGGGAACGTTTCGGAGACCTGATTGACCTGCGCGTCAAGGTCTACAAACCCAAAGGCGACAAGCGGGCTGAAGGGCTGAAGCTGGTGCTCAACGGCGGCTTCGGTGTCATGGGGTTTGAAAAGTCGGACATGTACGACCCTGTGAACTTCTGTTCTGTCACAATCTTGGGGCAGCTTCTAATCACCGACCTTCTGGAGAAACTAGAACGTCACATAGAACTGATACAGAGCAACACGGACGGCGTGTTCTTCCGGTTGCGTGACAAGACGGCGCACGGTCTGGAGACTTGCCGCAAGATAGTGACGGCCTTCGAGAAGCGCACGATGCTGGAGATGGAATGGACGGAGTTTGAGAGGATGTACCAACGTGACATTTCAAACTACGTGGCCAAGACAGTATCGGGCAGCGTCAAGTCCAAGGGGACTTGGTTCAGTGTAAAGCACTGCACGGAAACACCCTACCTGATTATGGCCCGCACACACGCCGCCCTCAACGACGGCGAGGTGTTGCCGCCTACGGGCATACCGCTAGAACGCTTCGCCATCGAGATCAAGCGTGACAAGAACAGCGAAGCCTTCCTTGTAGACGGCAAACGTGACGAAAGAGAATGGTTGGATGTTGTTCCTGTTTTGTCTAACAGCCCGCACAAGCAGGACATATCTGTGTTGTGCAAAGATGACGGAAGCATGACCGACAGCTTCTTTTCAGGGTTGGGTGAAGATTTGTGCGGAGATTCAGACAATATGTTCGGGCGCAAGCAACGCAAGGCGACAAACTGCCCGCCGTATGCCGCGCTTTTGGAGAACATAGAACTTGAAGACATTGATCTTCAATGGTACTACAAAGACAAAAAGGAGAACGACAAGTGAAGATTACGACCATAGCGACAAAGGAATGCGAGGTTGGTCTGCAACGTGCGGTCGCCAGCCTGCGTAACCACGGCAACACAAGCGTTGTGGACGTATATGTTCCTGAACGGTACACACCGCCAGAGTGTGAAAGAAATCAAGAAAAGACCGGTCAAAGTTGCCGCCCGAACCTAACGAGCTTTGATATTACTTTGGAGGGGGCGAGTGTCCTCTCTGATTAAAACAAAAGAGACAACGCCCACAACGAACGGGCAAAACGTCTAAGGAACAAACAAATGAAGAAACAGTACGGGATTGTCCCCATGTCAACAAAAGAGTACGTCGAAAGTGCATCTGAAAGCACCGCCGGCGGCAGTAAGCGGATTGATGTGCCGCTTATCAAGGTGGAGAACGAAGAGAACCAGAACGAGGAAATCATCACGGGCGGCGTGTTCAACCTGCCCTCGCCTGAAGAGTGCAAAGAGGCGACGATTGAAGTGGCCTACCGCATTCTCGGCTTCCCCGTCACAAAACAGTTGTTGGCACATCTCCCCGCCAATGTCACAGCAGAGCACATCGGCTCGCTAATCCCGTTCTACCCGTTCGCTTACCACAAGCGTTTCGGTAGCACATGGAGCGACCGCGTTTGCCCCAACAGCACACGCACGGCCAAATGCCCTGTCTGCGAAGGGCGCATCGCCCTGTTCCAGTCGGCACAGTACAAGTCCGGCTCGATCATGAAAGACGACATACTGAAGAACGGCGGTTTCGGCACACGCCAGATCGGCATGTTCGTGGCCCAAGTGTACTTCGACGGAGAAGACAAGGGGGTCTGCGCAGTCACGGTTCCTTTAACCAACGAAATGGCGGTCAACGCCAGACACGACAACTTCTTCGATCTTGTCGGCAATCTCACGACACCCAAGAAGCTGCTCGCGGGCGACAACCTGCCGTTGGACTACTACTCCAACGGCGACGGTTCGCGCTGGCTGGTGGCGGAGTACACGAGGGCCTTGTACGGCGAGGACAACAAAGCCGCTCCTGTTGCGGATGGAGACAAGAAGAAACGTTATGCTCCTCGCCCGTACTGGAAACTTTCTAAGATCACGCCTCTCAAAGAGATCGAAGGCGTTGGCAAGGCGGAGGACATCTGGTGGCCTGAGATCAAGAAGAAGGATGGGGCGGAACTGGTTGACATCTATGCGCTCATCAACCATACGCCGGTAGAGGAATTGCAGGCTATCACGGAAGAAAGCGTCAATCGCCTTCTCAGCCCCAAGACTTACCAGACGAAAACGCGCCGCAACGAAGAGGATGCCGGTGACAAGGCTCCTGCCGTGGACGCCGAAAAACTCGACTGGGCTTCTCTGCTGGACATGGACATCGGCGACCTCATCGCACTCGGCGAAGCCAAAGGCGGGGACGCGGAAGAACTCACCTTGTTGGGCGAATCCAACGTGGCAGTCCTCCGTCGTTCTGTGGCCAAGCTTTGCGGCGTGATACCTAAGGCGGTCAATTCAACAAGAACCGCGAAGGCTGAACCGCAGGCACAGTCTTCTGACGGCGACGGCGACGGCGACGGCGACGATAACCTGCCGTTCTAAACCTTCTGGTGGGGAGTGATTGCCCGACCCCTGCAAGCGATTGTCTTTCTGTCCGTTTCCGTCAATCGCATCGGGCATTTTAACAGAACTTCCGAAAGGAGCATTATGAACAATCAATTTGAATCCTTCGTTGAAACCTTGCGTTGTATGGGTGTCAAGACCCTGACAATCGAGTTTCAGCAGACAACCGCGTTCGCATCCGCGCCTTTTAGCGGCACTCCATCCAAGAAAACAAACGAGAAAGAAGAAACCGCACAACCTGCCGCACAACCCAAAAAGGCAGACCAAGACATCTTTGAGACGCACGGGCAACCCGAAAACAAACCCGTCAAGAAGACAACTTCGACGGATAAAGCCAAACTTGTAAAGGACGAACCACCGAAAGAGGTTCCGCCGAAAGAGACAGCACCTGTATCAGCCAAATCGCCCTATGACATGTTTTGGGCAGTCAATGAAGAGGATGACGGCGGCGATCAAGCTAGCGAACAGCGTCGGACGTTGATAGGGCTTATGACGCTGGACGACATCATCAGAATCAACAACGACTGCGAACTTGGCATTGACACAGACCAGCCGCTCGACCAACTGCGCAACGAACTTGCGGCCTGCTTCTGATACAGCCGCGCAAACCAGAAAGAAGGAAAGAAAGACAATGAAAGAACAGGCAGCTTTATACCGAAGGTGGAACCCAACATCGCTTGACGAAATATGCGGCAACGCGCTGGCGGTCTCCAAGTGTCGCACGTTGATTGAGAAAACGCCTCCGTCCAAGAGACCGGGCTTCTATCTCGTCACGGGCGGCACGGGCACAGGCAAGTCCACGTTAATCCACATCCTGTTGAACGGTTTCGGATGCGGTGACATCCGTGTGTTTAATTCGCGTGAATGCGGCAAGTTGGACTTCGTGACCGACTTCTTGAGCAACGAACTCACAAGCCCGTCTCTGATTTCTTCTTCAAGGGCTTACATCTTTGAAGAGGCGCACAACATTACGGCTGCTGCGCAGGAGATGTTCATGGAACCCTTGGAGAAGGGCATCCCTGCCAACACCTACGTGGCCTTTGTAACCAACTGCCCCGAACGTCTGACGGGCGGCAAGGGCGCACTTGTATCACGCCCCTTCCGCATCGACACTTCCTCTGTCAAACCGGCAGATATGATCGAACGCCTGACTTACATCAACGAGCAAGAAGGGCTTGGTCTGACAGAGAGCGAGATCGGTGCCTGCGCGGTATGCTCGAACGGTTCCGTGCGTGTGGCGATCAACAACATGGCTCGCTTGGGAAGTGTGCCGGAGGAACTGCGCAAGCAGGAGTTGGAGCGCATTAAGATTGACAGCGACACGTCTGCGACGGATATACCCCCGAACCTGCGCGATCTGGCCTTGGCAATCGAGACAGGTTCTTGGGACAAGATCGCCGCCGTCCTGCGCCGCCTGCGTGAAGAAGGGGAAGACCCCGAAGGGCTGAGACGCGGGCTGTTGGCATGGCACACCGGAGTGTTGCTTTCGGAGAAGGCGTTTTGTCGTAGTAAACGCTCCAAGTCACGCATCGTGATCGACGCGCTGCGCGAGAATTATTTCAACACAGGTTTCGCCGGGCTTGTGGGCGATTTGTCTCATCTGGCTACAGACGGGATATAACAGGTAAACAAGCAAAAACAGAACAGAAAACGGAAGGTAAAACACATGAAAGTCCAATTGGATTTTTCTTCGCCTGAAAACAGCATCAACACCATCGTGAAGGAGGGTGATGATCTCACCACACTTCTCTACACCGCTTCGACGGACGTTTACAAAGCGGAGGAAGCGTTGCTCATGGCGACAGCCAAGCTCTCGTTGAGCGTCCGTTCAAACACGGCGGTCAAGATGACGGAGGGAATGGTTCAGGCGGCAATCGACGCTGACGGTGACCTCTCTCTCCTGCGCCTGAAAGCTGCTGAGTGCAAGGCACGTCTGTCTGCCATACGCGCCGAGCTAGATAACCTGCACGACACGCGCCGCATGTTCGTGGCTTGGATGCAGGGGCAACGCGCCGCTGGCCTCGAAGTGTAAAGCAGTCTCACTGGTTCACAACCTTCCTGACACTCCGCCTGTTGAATTACGACGGTGTGCAGGGTGTCAGGAAGTTCTTAGGAAACGACATGGCTAAGAAAACAAACAAGACGGAGAAGGTTGTCGCGCCATCGACACCTGCGAAGATATACATCCCGAGCGGCGTGACGCTGATCGACCTCGCCTGCACAGACACGGCCAAGGGCTTCTGTTCTGCCGGTCACACTGTCAACATCATAGGCGACCGCAACTCCGGCAAGTCCATCTTGTGCTTGGCGAGCATGGCGGAAACGTACCACCGCCACAAAGACCTGTTCAAGTACGATTATTACGACTATGAGCGGGCAGTAAGCTTCAACGTGGCCAAGCTTTTCGGCAACAAGTTCGCCGAGAAGCTGAACCACATCGAACCGGACAACGATGAGGGTTGGGCAATCGAGAACCTGCGCGTCAAGATACTCGAAAGCCTGAAGAAAGGTCCACGCTACATCGTGATTGACTCTATCGACGTGATGAAACCGATTGTGGAAGTGTCCAGCCTATACAAGGAAACAGACGGAAAGAAGACTATGGGCACAGAACGCGCCAAGGCGATCACGGCGTTCTTCCGTTCAATATGTCCGGCAATCGCCGATTCCGGTTCTTTCCTCATTGCTGTGTCGCAGGCCCGTGACAACATAGGTTTCGGAGCGATGTTCACCCCGAAGGTTCGTTCGGGCGGACGCGCCTTAGGCTACTACGCCTACATTGAGATGTGGCTCGCTCCTGGGCCGCAGATCAAGAACGGTGACGTGAAGGTCGGGCAGTGGACTATGGCCAAAATCGAACGGAGCAAGGACAACGGTAAGAAGCGCACCGTGTCTTTCCCCATCCTTCCGGCTTACGGCATCGACGACACACGAGGAAACATAGACTGGCTTGTGGAAGAAGGTGTCATCAAGAAGGTAGGTAAGTGTGTCGTTGACATGACTCCTATTGGCGTTGAGTACGAAGGTGACAATCCTTACCTGTTCGTTGAGGAAAACGGCGAGGTGATGAAAGTCTTGGCCGCTGTCAAGGAACGCTGGGACCACAATGAACGAATCTTGGTCGAACGAACTTTTGAAGGACGGAAGGGTAGGTATGAGTAAAACGATAACAGTCAAATGCAGTGAGTTGGGAACGCTTCGTAATGAGACATTATCAAAACAGGTTGACAGGTGAAGTAGTCAGCGAGGACGAGTACGCCTATGCAGCGGCCCAGAAAGGGAATTGGGTGCTGTATCCCAAAATACCGCGATACACGATAGAGACGCCGCCATATTCTCCTGGGAGAGCCGAGTTTGATGAAGACGGGAAACTTTGTTATTGGGACGATGTGAAAGACATCGTTCGCGAGTTGGAAGAATTAAAGGCCGCCGTGATCGCAAGTTTGATTCTACTCCCGAAAGATAATGACGGAAAGCGGTTGCTGGAAGCCGCGCTGAAGTTTAGCGCACAACCGAGGGGTCAGGTTCAATCATGAGCGACAGCGAAGTGAAAGACAAACCCACACCCCCCTTCACCATCTGGAACGAGGCGGTCGATATGACCGGCTACGGACGCAGGGCCTCGGCTTCGGACGGGGCGCGCGCCCTCAAGAAGCTGCGGGGGGAGTTGGGGGCGAAGTTTGACTCCGCTTTCCGGCTGCGGATGATGACTGCGAGGGCGGAGACCTTGGAGCAGCTGCTGGAAGACTGGGCCCAGGAGCGCGTGAGATTGGGGACGAAATAATGGTCAAGATTCTACAGGGCGATTGCCGCGAGGTGCTCAAGACGTTGCCGGATGGAAGCGTGAACTGCTGCGTCACGTCGCCTCCGTACTTTGGATTGCGCGATTACAAAGTGGACGGACAGATCGGCCTCGAACAGACGCCGGACGCGTATGTGGCGGAGTTGGTCGCCGTCTTCCGCGAGGTCAAGCGGGTGCTGGCGGACGATGGGACGCTGTGGCTGAATCTCGGGGATTCTTACTGCAATACAAACGGCTATGCAAGAGCGCAACCAGAGTTTCAAAGACAAGGGAGAAATGACGCGCCAGCAAATGACCGGGACTTAACGCAACTGCATAAAGCGGGGTTCAAGACAAAAGACCTCATCGGCATACCGTGGCGCGTGGCCTTCGCGTTGCAGGCGGACGGTTGGTATCTGCGGCAGGACATCATCTGGTGCCTGTCCGGTGGGACCCGCGTCTATGCCCGAACGCAGAAGGGCGAGATGCCGACCACGATCAAGGACATTGCCCGGCTCGACCCGGCCACGGTGCAACTGTGGAACGGCGAAAAGTGGACGCAGCTACTCGGCATGTCGCAGTCGTCACGAAATGCGGACGAACTGGAGATGACACTGCGGAGCGGCGAGAAGATCGCGTGTACACCTACGCACAAGTTCCCGACCGAACGCGGCCTATTGACGGCGGATGAACTGAGACCGGGCGACCGTCTGATTCGCACGACGCTTCCGCCGCCATCCGCGCCACTCGACAGTCACCACATGACCGATGATGCGGCGTGGTTCGCTGGCCTCTACCTGGCCGAAGGGTCGCGTTCCGGTCGTGCGTTGCAGATCGCCGGACATGTCAAGGAATCCGAGCGATGGGAGCGGGTGCAGGCAATCGCCGCCGCGTATGGCGGGAGCGCCACGCGCACCATTGACGGTAACAGAATGGACATCCGGGTTTATGGAAAGATGTTGCACGCACTGGTGGACATGCTCGTTAGCGGGACGAACGCCAAGACGAAGCACCTCAACCCACGGTGCTGGCAGTACAGCAACCATTTCCTGCACGCGCTGCTGCAGGGGTATCTCTCCGGTGACGGCCATTACGATCCGAAGAACGCTCGGTGGCGGCTCGGGTTCACTCGGAACGATGCACTCGCGGCCGACATGCGAACGCTGGCGGCTCGTCTCGACGCACACCTCGTCCTGAACCAGTCGCACGCCACCCTCGCCGGAAAGCGGTTCCCGATCTACCGCGGGGAACTGCGGTTCGAGCGCAGCGGACATTGGAACCAGAAGCACACGGAAGAGATCGTCAGCATCGGCAAGGCGCGGTGCCGCGTGGTCTACGACCTCGGCGTTGAGGATGAGCCTCACCTGTTCGCGCTGGCGTCAGGCATCCTGACACACAATTCAAAGCCGAACCCCATGCCGGAGAGCGCGCGCGACCGCTGCACCAAGTCGCACGAGTATATTTTCCTTTTGAGCAAGTCAAAAAGTTACTGGTTTGATTGCGATGCAATAAAAGAACCTGCGATTTATGCCGGCGATAACAGAGGGGCACGAAGAGACAGCCGTCGCGGGACAAGGTGTAACAGTATGAGCGGCAAAACGGGTTTGTATCGCAACAAACGTTCTGTATGGACAGTTACAACAAAACCGTATAAAGGTGCGCACTTTGCCACCTTCCCGCCTAAGTTGATCTCGCCTATGATTCTGGCCGGGTGCCCGGTCGGGGGCACCGTCCTCGACCCGTTCGGCGGTAGCGGGACAACCGGGGAGGTGGCCGAAGCACTCGGGCGCAATTCGATTCTGATCGAGCTTAACCCCGCGTACATCGAACTTCAGAAACAGCGCACTGCGCAGATGGGTTTGGGGCTATGAGCGAGCGTGGATTAGAGTTCGAGCAGGGGTTGATCGGATGGCTTGCCCACTCCCCCAAGGGGCGGGGCGAGTTCGCCGGGTTTTACGTGCCGTGGGAGGTTACACCATGACTGCCCTACAACAGACTCTCAAATCACCCCAAGACGCCGCAGGGCAGTCATTGGCTGCATCGCCTTGTTTGCTGTTTCTTGGCGACTGCCTCGAACGCATGGCGGAAATCCCGGATGGGTCGGTGGACCTGACTGTCACCAGCCCGCCATACGACAACCTGCGGACCTACAACGGGACCCTGAACGATTGGACGACGGAGAAATGGCAGGCGATCATCCGCGAACTGTTCCGCGTCACCAAGCAAGGCGGCGTTGTTGTGTGGGTGGTTGGGGATGCCACGATCAATGGCAGCGAGACAGGCACGTCATTCCGGCAGGCGCTATGGGCGATGGAGTGTGGCTTTCGGCTGCACGATACGATGATTTATGAAAAGGCGGGCGTCTCGTTCCCTGACACGAACAGGTACTATCAGATATTCGAATACATGTTCGTTTGGTCGAAGGGCAAGCCGAATACCGCAAACCAACTGGCTGACCGAAAGAACATTTGGGCTGGCCAGAAGGTGCACTCCACCATTCGGAATAGGGATGGTACCACAAGCCCTAAAGCCTGTATTGGTAACGTCACAAAAGAGTATGGGGTGCGCTATAACATTTGGCGCATTCCGCACAACGACACGAAGGCGCGACAAATGCACCCCGCTACGTTCCCCGAAGCCCTCGCCCGCGACCACATCTTAAGCTGGTCCAACGAAGGTGACACTGTGTTTGATCCATTCATCGGCTCAGGCACAACAGGCAAGATGGCGCTGCTTCACGGACGGAAATTCATCGGAATTGAGCGGGACCCGGAATACTTCCGCGTGGCAATCGAACGAATTTCTTCACCGAACGTCGCGAAAGCCGACTTGTCCGTTGGTTTTATACAAGCAAAATTATTTTCAAACATTGAAGAAACCAAAGACCACTTGGCCGACCCAGATTGTTGCATGTGCGAAGGGCGCGGTTTCTACAAAGCGCTTTGTGTGGGCGAATACGACGAACAAGAAATAACTGTGCAGTGCGCCTGCAAAAGGAAACAGAACCTTTCGAGGTTTGATGTGTAAACGAGGGACGAACGAAGGATAAAGCTATGACAATCGAAAAACTCAAAAAAGATCATCTTTTTGACACCACCTATGCAATCAACGAGATCACAGGTGAACTGATCGCTTTCACCAACAAAGGCACCTCCATCACACTGATAGAGGGAGATTCCAGAAAACCCAGCGTGTTGTGCCAGATGTTGTTTGACGAAGGCGCGATCAAAGACGCATGGTCGCCGATAAGCGACGAAGAGGGTGCTGAAAGACACAAGAGACATTTCAACAGGTCTTAAATGTTATGGTCAAAACCACACATCCCGTTGAGTGTGCGTTACGGTCAGGCAGCAGGGCGAAGTACTACGCGAAGAAGATACGTATTCTTTGCAAGTCACTTCCGCCCGACGTTTCCTTGATTGACGACAAACTGCGCGAGCAGATACTTTCTCTAGCTGCCGTTTGCCGCGCAAGCAAGGAAGTCGCTAACGCGCTCTCGATAGAAGAACTTCCGTCCATCGAAGAGATACCGGAGTTCCACGATCTGTTCTGCGAGACCTACTATCCTGTCTTGGAAGATGGCAAGAGGACGGTCGGTTTCTGGAGCATCAAGGATTCCGCAACACTCACGCCGGACGACGTGCATGAATGGGTGCGTGACAGGCAGATAGACAAGCAGACCAAGAAGCCTGTCGTTGTCCCTGTCCCTTTCGGCACATGGTGGCGTTCGCACAGGCCGGATTATGAATTGTACAGGGTTGCCAGCGACAGCGCCGAATGGTGCCACAAGGTGATAGAGGTAGATTCGCGCAAAGCGGTCAACACGCTCTACGGCAAACCCCCAGTGCGTCTTTCAATTCCAAAAAAGTATGGGGACGGCAAAGATGCGCTGACACTGCTCAACGCCTTGCTGGAACGCACAATCACAGACAAGGACGAAGAACGGGCCAAGGCCAAACGTGTCGGTTTTGTTCTGGACGCTGGCGCACATCTTCTGGCCTTGCGTGATTTTGGTGACTTCCGTTGCCGCAAACTTTTCTGTTTCACATCGACAAATGGCGGACAGGGAACAGGCAAGTCTCTGTTGCATGAGTCTATTGCCGCCTTGGTGCCTAGAGATTTCAGTTGCTCCGTGCCGACAACCGCGCTCGCGGGAGACAACCTTCTGCCGCTTTACATGGCTTCTGTCTGCATCCTTACAGAAGCCCCGTCCACATCAAGCGAACGCTACACAGCAGAAGATGTGAAGTCCTTTGCTGATGCTGGATGGAAGACGGCAAAAGAGAAGTATATCGCCAACAGGACTGTGCGGGACAACGCGCTCAAACTTCTGTCTTCTAATCATCTTTCCCCATTGCCGGTTGACAGTCCGCTGTCCCGCAGGTTCGAGTTCTTCATAGCCAAGAACACGAACGACGGAGGAAACGACCTGCGCAAGATGGTGGACGAAATTCAGGTTCGCAACAACTGGTCTGTCAACGATGTGCGCGTGTGCGTGGGATGGGCGTTGTTGACCACGGCGCAACACCTGCTGGACAGGGGTGATGTTCCGTGCGCTGTGGCCAGGAGAACAATTGACAGCGCACATCTTCTTTCAGTTGCTGATTACGAATACTTCGTCATACAAAACGGTAACTGCGCACCTTCCTATTCTGCATACAAGGACTTCCGTTCTGACAAGGGTTTCACTTGGTCGCCAGATTACTACAGGTTTGAAGTAACCGCGGAGATGAGTAAGTCTAAAGAAGATTGGCTGGAGGGGCTTGAACCTCCCGCCGACTTTGCTTCACCTGAAGACCTGCCTCCGGAACCGCCCGAATCCCCAAAACAGCCGCCTACAACCAAGAAGGCAATCAAGAAGGAAACCAAGACTGTGATAACCAAGACAGAGACAAAGACAGGAGAAGAAGAAGGGAACCCTCCTTCGTCTACTTTGTCTCCTGAGATTGAAGGACTGCAATACAAGACAAGGGTGGCCAAGGCCAGATTGGAAGAAGAACTCATTTCTTTAGAAGATGTTTACAACCTGATTGTTGACGATCAAGAACTCAAAGAAAAGACGGAGGGTGTGCGCAACGGTACAGAGGACAAGAAGATGGTGTTGCCGCAAATGTTCCCGGGCGCGTACTTCGACAAGTTCACCCGCCGAGAAAACATTGTCGGCTTCACACGTCTAGTCCATGTTGACTTCGATCACATATCAGAACAGGGAAGCGGACTGAAACCCGAGCAGGTGCGCGATGTGCTGTCCGGTCTGGACGGCTTCGTAATAGGCGCGGTCTCTTCAAGCAATGACGGGGTTTGGGCGATCTTCAACGCGGGGGAACAGGTCAAAGACGCGGAGACATACGCCTGCGCCGAACGTGCCTTGTTCGAGATCACGGAAGAGGCGACTTGTCTCAAGTGCGACAAGAACCTCATACGACCGACAATCGGACGCGCCCTGTGTCACGACCCCGACTGCAAGATCGCGTCTTGTTGTTTAGAAGAGAAAACGTTGCCCACTCCGTTCAAATGGAAGGCTCCGACCTTCGTGGTCGCCAACATCCGCCTGTCTCCATCGATTCCTCCCCGCGACATGACCATCGAGGAACGCGCCAGACAGGAGAGGTTCATGGAGGCTGTCGTGGAGAACTCTTGTAGCAAGGTGCTGTTGGCCTGTGACGGAGACAAGCACAACGCGGCAATCCGCGCAGCCGCCAACATAATGATTTGTTGCCGCGAACGCGGCCTACAGCCCCTGCCTTCATGGGGAAGGCGTTTGCGTGACGCATGTCTGTCCTGTGGACTGCCGCCTGCGGAAGTGAAGGGGATACTGCAATACTGGAAAGAGAAAACAGGAGTGGCAATATGAAACCTTTGCCGGAAGACCCACCAGTTTATCAAAGACCGCCCGAGAGATGGTTCGAGGTTCACGAACACGAAACCGTTTCAGGTAAGCCTTCAGAAAAAATGGCTGCGATTGTTCGCACACGTCAGGCGATGTTGTTGACGTTCTTGGATTACACAGGTTTGCCTCTTGAAAAGGCAGACAAACCCATGCCCGCAGCACTGGGAAACCTGTGTTCGGCCTTCATAAGCGCGAACAACAAACCATCCTGCATGTCGGTGTGGCGCGAGCTTTGTAAAAACGCGACGTTAAAAGAAGACGAGACTCCAGAAAAACTATTCGTCCGACTTCTTCATACAGGCATGAAAAGGAGTACTACATGATCTCAGGGATACTCAACAAGACACAAAAAAACGTCGTGTCGGAAAGTGAAGAGCAAGACACAACCTTTCTTTCCTCCGTCGTTCCTGCCGAGACAGAACTTGACCTTGCCCGCTCGGCTTGGTTCGATCATGTGTTCGCAGTCTGGTTCGCACAGTTCGCCAAATCTCAAGTCCTGTTTCACGGCACACGCGGTGAGGCTTTCTTCAAAGAGTGCGGCGAGTTCTCCAAGAAGCACAAGGTCGCTATGGGGGCTTCCGGCGACGATGCCAAGAAGCTTCTCACGGACAAGGGCGCGTTGGACTGGTTCAAATCAATGTCCTTCCCTGAGCTTCCTTACGGCGCAACGCACAAACCTACGACTTGGCAGATGGAGAAGGCAAGACGGTATCTCAAAAGCAGACACAACACCCTTCTTTCACAACGTCTGGAAGACGCGGAACGTGTTCGGGAAGAGGGGGACAGCGTTCGTGCGGACATGATAGCGACAGAAGCCCGCCGCCTGTTCTCCGCCTTCAGCGATTCCGTCGTGTGTTGCGTCAAGGCGTTAGAGGACGTGGACGGCATTCTGTCCTTGGCTGAGTCTAACCCGCCTCTCTTCACTTTGGATGGAGAGATAGGTCGTCTGTTGAACAGCAGGCTGAAACCCGACAACCTCGGTGTGATATTGGCAAATCAGAAGATAGGCAAGACAACTACATTGGTTAGTCTCGCTTCGATTGCCGCCAGAAGTGTGCCCACGCTTTTCATCAGCGCGGGTGATGAAACGAGGTTGAAGATCGACGCACGTTTGTTCACCAACCTTTCCTTCCATGTCACGCAACCCGAATATGCAGGGACTTTCGCAATGCCTGTGCCTGACTGCGAACACAACGCTGATGGTACATGTCCTATTGGTTTATCCGGTGAACCACGCCAGAACAAGTCTTGGAAAGCATTGATAGAGAGCGGGTATACTCCAGAACAGTTGGCTGACGGGCTTGTTGACGGCTCGCGCACAGTCACAGGCGGTCTTTACAAACCGTGCTGCCACTGCTTCCCCCGGAACGACGGAACAAAAGAAGACCGCGAACGCAGGCAATACTGGAAGAGCGCGGTCTGGTGGCGCAACGAGACCTTTCATATCGGCAACAGGAAGCTGATAGATGACACCAGACGTAACTTTGAATTGTCTTCTCCGAATGGCGGATTGCGGATTGCCGCTTATCCGACAGGATCGCTCACGACGGAGATGATTTATGAATTGTTAGACACACTTGACCGGACGGAGAACTTCGTCCCGCGTGTGATCTTTCTGGACTATGTTGACATTATGAAGCAGAAAACAATTAGGGCAAGCGACAAAGATCATGACGGACTGCGTATTATTTGGGAAGAATTGCGCGGTCTCACTTCAAAACTTGACCTTTTGTTAATAAGCCCTACGCAGACCAACCGTCAGGGTGACGAGATCGAGACGCACACTATCCGCACACTCGGACGTTGCGCCAAAGCCGCCGACAATTGCACATGGATGCTGACGCTCAACCAAACCATAAACGAAAGACGGGCAAAGATCATGCGCGGGTCCATGCTGTTTGCCCGCGAGGGAAGGTTTGACCCCGAGCATCAGGCAATGTGCTGCCAATGGCTGGAGATACAAGACAGCTTCGCCTTCTCTATGCCTATCTTCTGCAAAACCAAGTATGAACGGAACAGCCGCAATGACTGACAGCACAGAACCCCCGAAATACCAACTCAAGCGCAATGAGATCGTCATGGTGTGCGACACACCGGCAGCAGTAGCATGTGGTGAACTCGTTTCTCGTTACGATATGCGGGCTTCGAGGGAAAGCAAATGGTGGGGGCATCCTTCCTTTTCGTCTCTGCCGGACGGCACGATGGTGTTCAGGCTTCCGTCAAACGTCCACAACATGTCGCTGCTGCATCAATGCGGCGCGTCACCAGACATGAACGACAGCGAGACCGGACGGAGGATGCGTTTCTTCTGTATGTCTAAACGGGAGTTCACCACCTCGCTGCCTCTCAAGCCATTCCAAATGGACGGAGGACTGTGGCTTGTCAAACGAGACCTTCGGGGCATACTGGCCTATCCGGTCGGGCTGGGCAAAACTATCACTTCGATTGCCGCGTTGCTTTCAGACGAAGAACGGTATCTTCCCGCCATCATACTTGCCCCGGCGCACGTCAAGCTGAACTGGGCTGAAGAATGGGAGAAATGGGGTGGTGACCCAAAAGACGTGACTGTTCTTTTTGGACGTACACCGGACGAGGCGGAAGTGACAGGACGGAAACTAATAGTCTTAAACCACCACATCTTGGGCGGCTGGGTTGAGACGCTGCAAGCGGTATGTCCTAAAACAGTCGTAATCGACGAAGCACACAACTTTGTGAACAGCAACACAAAGACATACCCCTTAGTCGAGAAGCTTGCCAGAACGTGCGGTAGGCGTGTTCTGCTTCTTACGGCGACACCGCTCGTCAACGACCTGTCCGACCTGTGGGGCCTGACCAATCTTATCAGCCCCGACATCTTGGGTTTGAAGGGTGTGTTCGCAGACACCTTCATGCCGGAAGAGAAAGCCAAGGCAAGGATGTTCGCTTCACGCTGGAGTGGGGGCTTCAACAAGGTGGGATGGGCGGCGGTCGGCAAGGCCAAATTGCCCAAGGCACTCATGGAACGGCGCATCGCCGAACTGCGCGAGGTACTGCACAAGAGCATCATGTTACGTGTCAAGAAAGCTGATGTTGTTGAACAGTTGCCGGAGATAACAGAAACACACCTGCGCATCGACATCCCCAAGACAACACCAGAGGGAAGGGAGTTCTGGCGTATCGAAGACGAATGTCAGTCCAAGATGGACGAAGCCAAGACCGACATACTGGCGAGCGGGGAGATGTTGCCCGCGTTCGGTCTGGCCCGCAGCAATGCCGCAAAAGCCAAGATACCAGACATGACGGCATGGCTTCAGGACTTCTTGGCGCAATCAGACGAGACAGAGAAGATCGTGGTTGTGGGTTGGTCTGTGGAACCCCTGACACAACTCCACAACAAATTCAAAAAGGTATCTTTGTTGGTCAACGGGCAGATCGACGCGAAGAAGAAGAAGGAGCGGGGACACCTGTTCGATAACGATCCTGAAAAAAGAATCCTGTTTGGCAATGTGAAATCCATCGGCACAGGCATCAATCTGGTTGCCGCAAGCACGATGGTGTTCTTGGAACTGCCGCTTACAGCCGTTGACTTCGATCAGGTGAAAGGCCGCATCGACCGCATATCGCAGAAGTCTAAGGCACTGTCTTATTACTACATGACAATCCGCAAAAGCATAGAGGAAAAGAAAGTATGGAAAATGATACACAGAAAGCAAAAGTTGTCAGGCGATTTAGGAGTCTGATAACAGAACACAAGACCCGCCCACGCTTCAAGTGCGTGACGTTGACAAGAAACGAGAAAGAGGTCTGTCAGTATTTCAAGAAAGATGGAAAAATCCACAGTTTGGCGTTTGGAACAAAACGTCCCGAAACCTTTCCTATCGGCGAGTTCTTCCGCTTCAAGAACAAGATGCCAAATTACGGATGGGAAGTCACTACCTTACTCAAGCTTGAGACCGGAAGGACACTTGTGAGTTTGAGCGTCGCGGAAAGAATCGTCTACGCATCGGTAAAGAGAAAGCGTTGAGGTTTGATATGTCTTTGAAGGCAAGAACAAACAGAAGGGTTGAAGAAAGATGACAATCAATTACGGCGACATAACGAAGATTGACGGAAGAAAGATTATACCTGTGGATGTGATAACAGGCGGAAGCCCGTGTCAGGATTTCTCCACTGCTGGATCGGGCGAAGGATTGGAAGGTGACCGTTCATGTCTGTTTCTCGAAATGATTAGGGTCATACGAGAAATGCGCCTCACCTCGCACAAGCCGCGTTTCGTGGTTTTCGAGAACGTGCCCGGAATACTGCACTGCAACGGAGGCAAGGATTTTCGTACCGTACTTACAGAGTTTGCTCATATCATTGAACCAGATTTTATTGTGCCGGAAAAACCTTGTGTTTGGAGTCGCGCCGGATACATTGTTGGCAGTAACAATATGTGGTCATTGGCTTGGCGCGTTTGTAACTCAGGAGATTGGGGTGTTGCGCAGAATCGACGGAGATTGATGCTGTTGATAGACTATGATGGTGTGAACGCGCACGATATTCTTTTCGGAGAGAAAAACAATACACATTCCGCTTATATACAGAACGAAGCTGATCTTTTCAAAACGCCCGTATGGGTCACATGTTACGACGGCAAGAACGCAGGTGAAGAACCGGACACGCCTGTTGAAAGTCATATTCGTGATGTTGTAGAAAGCCACGTTGAACCCAAGTACAACCTAACTCCAAGGCAAGCTAAGGGAATACTGCGTAGGTCGTTGCTCAATGACAAGCCTCTCCAGCCCTTGCTGAAGAAGATTCTCAATGCCATATCTGAAGGCGCGGACACGATCACAATCGTCAAAGAAGACATAGAAGGTCTGCCTGAAATCCCGTTTTTCGTTTGGAATAACCACCAAAACCGATCCCTCAACCTCACGACTAAATCAGCAACCATCAGGGCAAGCGGTTCGGGTTGTGACGAGAGCAAGTATCCTTATGTGGTTTGTGTAGAACATAATCCGACAGACAGTCGTTTTCGATTGTCGAATATAAACGGTAAAAAAACACCAACCATAACAAAAATAATGGGGGGTAACGAAAACTGTATTCCTTTAGTTCTTTTCGTCAACAACTCGCGTCGTAACGAATATGCTGTCAGCGACAAAACACTTACAATCACCGCCGTTTGCAACGACCACATAAACAGAGAGCAACACCCTATGGTTATTGTTGGCAAAACAGGACAGGACAACAATAACAATCTTTCAATTGTTTTGCGTAACATTACTCCTATTGAGGTTGAACGTCTGTTCGGGTATCCCGATAACTGGACAAAATATACCGCAGAAGGCAAACAGATAAGCAATTCTCAACGTTATAAGATGTTGGGCAACTCCATAGCCTTGCCACAATGGAAGTGGTTGATGAAGAGAATAGTAGATAAGGGTTCTATCTCTGATGACACAAAATCGTTGACTCATGGAAGTCTTTTCGACGGAATTGGCGGTTTTCCGATATGCGCTATGTCTGCTGGCATGACAACATTGTGGATAAGCGAAATTGACAAATGTGCCAACGAAGTGACTATGCTGCATTTTGGTGCAAACACTATCGACGAAAGAGGTTGAGTATGACAGCAAAAGTAAACGAATCAGACCGTACCCTTGTTGAATCTTTATCGGGTTCTCTGCGGAAATGGATGCCTCGTTGCGAATTTTGTGATTGTTTCGCCACTAGACAACAAACATGGAGCGACCGTGGTCCGTTGTATTTTTGCTGCTCGGAAACATGTGCGACAAAAGCGCGTGCGTGTTATGATGAAGACCACGAATATGACCAGTATGGGCTTGAGATTTACCCTGTAAAATGGAAAGAGACGGCAATGATTCTTCAATTGTTAGAAGATAACCTCTTTGCACAGAATGATCGGCAAGACGAGTTTCCACGTATGACGGGGTACACGGGTGAGATTAAAAGGTGAATCGAAAGCGAGGTGTGGAATGAATATCGTGTTTGTTGGGGGTTCGTAATGGCTTCCCCCCTTACAGTCAAACGGAACGAATACCGCAAGAATCCGAAACGCTCGGACATCCCTACCCCGCATTGGTTGTGTGAGCAGGTGGCTGGACTTTTCCCTGCGGTGCGGTCGGTGCTGGACCCCGCCTGCGGAGATGGGCGGCTGTTAGCTCCATTTGCGCGGCGTGGGTGTGAAACAATCGGCTATGATGTGAAGCAAGGTCGAGACTTCCTTTCCGAACAAGGGCCGCTGACCGTTGATCTGTGCGTCTGCAATCCTCCATTCAACCTTGGCGTGGGGCGGATGCTTGGAAGTGAGGTTTTCTTGCGAAAGATTCTGGCGGTGTGCGGGAATGTTCCGATTGCGCTATTCTGCCCGATGGGATTCCGACTGAACCAGCGGATGAATAGCGCACGGTGGCGGTGGTTGCGGGACGAGTGCCCCGCGAAGATTACGAGCCTGATGGCGTTGCCTCTCGACTGCTTCGAGGGCGTAGAGTTCCACGCCGAAATTGTGTTCTTCAACGCGCCACACTTGGAACCGCACCTGTTTTGTACCCCCAACACGAGCCGTGAGACGCGGTAGCCCGTCGCATCAAAGGCTTGGTTATGCAGTTTTAAAAGGAGATGGATATGGAAAAGCTGTTATGTTTCGCGTGGGGATGGGCTGCCGGATGTCTTGCCATGACGATCTACTACAACGCGACAGGGTTAATCCGCTCTCGGTCTGAGTGGTATAGGTTTCGCAAGGCTAAGGGCTACGAAGTACCGGACAACTGGCGGGAAGAACTGGATGATGATTAATTCGCATAACGCCGGAATTGAGTTTCCGGAGCGAAGCGGAGGTAAACTCCAATGACTTGTTCGGCATGGAATACGATGGGTACAGCGCCAAAAGACGGAACACGGGTGCTACTTGCATACAGGATTCACGATCTCGACGTAATAGATTTTGAAGTGGGTATGTGGGTGCCGAATTACGGTTGTCCGGGATGGAGGGCGGCGGGGACATTCCTAACCCCCGTAGCTTGGGCTCCGATTCCTGATATGCCGAACAACCAGATATAGCTCACGACATAAAAAGGACGGAAGTATGACCAACATCATAGCAATGGCATTGGCGGCGGTTCTGGCTGTAGAATCGCAGAACGGCGCGGACAAACGGACAGGCGACGGCGGACGTGCAGTGGGCGCGTTCCAGATGTGGCCTGTCGCCGTTCAGGAAGCCAACCGCGTAGAAAGCATCATGGCTAGGCGCGAAGGCCGCAGACCCCGCAAATGGCGCGTTTCTGAACGCGCTGACATTGACAAGGCGCGGGAGATGTGCGAGGCGACGCTGCGCTGGCACTACAGGCGGGGCGTCACTGATCCTGTTGCGCTGGCCTGCAAGTGGCGCAATCCGTATAGCCGGTGCCCGGAGTGGCACAGGCGGAAAATAGAAAGGGCAGTTAAGAAAGGTTGCAAGAAATGAGCAAAAAAGAAAAGTTAGTAAGTCTAAGCACAATCAAGAAAACGCTTTACGCGGATTGGGCCTTGCGCGTCAAACAGGGAGACGGCTGGAAGTGCGCTCTTTGCGGTTCTACAGACAACCTGACAGCGCATCATTGGTATTGTTCAGACCACTTTGCACACGCGGCGCGTTACTGTATAGGAAACGGTGTCACCCTCTGCTACGCCTGCCACATCCGTTCTGTCCACACCAGAGCAGATTGGGCAACAATCAACAAAATACGCAAATATATGGAACAGCAATGGCGTTTTGACGAAGAGTATATTTGTTCCATGATGAAGAAGAAACTGACAACCGCGTTCCTGAGAGACATGTGGGACTTGTTTCGTGTCCCCCAAACAATCAACGGAAGAAGCGACTACACACTCAAAGAATTGAAGAAGGGCAAATGGCTCTTGTATTTGGACGAAAGACATCCTCGTTTTGTTGTGAACAACCTCATCAACGACCCCAGTTGGCCTTCTGACGGAAAACACCTTTTCGAGGTCAAGGTTGTGACTAAGCTAGAAACTTCTGACGGAGAACCGTATTACAGATACAGTCTTCAAAAACTGAAGAAGGAAGGTGAAGAATGAAAACTGAAGAAAAAGAGAGGGATGTTTTGCAATATCAGTCAAGTGCTATGCAAAACTTTTCAGATCATAAACATGCTATGTCATGTCAACTTGAAGACAACGCCAGAGAGAAAATGCGAGAACTAGAGGAACAGGTGTTCAAAGCCTTTTCCTTGCTCAACGATGCGATGCTGGACAACACGATACCATTGAAGCTTTTCGCGGAGTATTTTAGCATGGTCAAGAAGGTCGTGGAAGAGATGGAAAGAGACATCATCAGCATCCGCGAAGAAATTGAAGAAGTGATTGCTCTTTTGTAGAAAGAGAAAAACCCCGTCCAGAACAGGCAAACTGGACGGGGGAAGAAGTCAGAAGGATAGAACTTCTTTTAGGGTTGCGAGCAAACCACAAACTGAAACGGAGCCTGTTGATCGGGCTGTCACTCAGCCTTAATCAGGTACTGATACACGTTGTCGGTCGCAGAAGTCTCGGCTTGATTGATGTACAGCTTCAACTGCCGAAACGTGTAAGGCACGTAATTGGTTATGACAGTGCTGACAGAAACCGCAACAGCAACATCGCCAGTAACAACCCAACCAGTGGTATTGATTGTCTGAGAAGCGATCTCTCTGCGCGGAAAACTAGAACGATACTCACTCGGAATAACCGTAGCAAGCTGTTCAATCTGCGTGTCGTTGCTCAGATCGACGGAGTAAAACGTCACTGTGCCGGTAGCGGTGCCAGAAACGTTCTTGAACGCGACCTCGTCTAACTTTAGATAGGTAGTCAACAGATCGTCTCCAACTACCTTCAAACCTTCTACATTGATAGAGAGGTTTGTTTCACCGGCAGGCATAATTGCCGTTCCGGTTTTGTACACAGGGCGAGTCTGCGCAAGAGCCATAGAACCGGCCACAAGCATGACTGCCACAAGACTGATGCACTTTTGGATACCTTTCATAGGTCAACCTTTCTTTGTAACCGGGCAAAGTATTCGCCCGTAAACGTTCATCATTGTTTTACCATCTCGATATGGGTTATTCAACACCGTTTTAATATACCGTAAGAGTTAAAGAATTGTTTTGCCCAAAAAATATAACGGCATGTTGGTGATATATTGTGTATTTTCACCAACATGCCGTCATTCAAAACATTACTTGCAGGTTGTCAGCGACTTGACCTTTTCCGTCAGCGCGGCCTGCGTCAGGCCCCTCCCGCTGAACTGCCCCTTCAACTGTCCGGCCTCGTAGACCAGCACCAGCGGGTAGCTGAACGCGCCCTGCGGACGGAGTTTGGCGTATGTCTCCGGCGCAGCCTGCGCGTCCGCGTCGATCACATTAGCCCCGCACAACGCCGCAGACAAGGCAGCGACATCCAGTCCGCCCCACAGCGATTGGCACAGACTACACGTCGAACGGTTGCCCAATATGACCACGCTTATACCATCGCCGCTGATAGTGACTGGGACAGTCGCGCTCACGACCTTGCCGCCCTCCGTCGTAGCTGCCGCGAACGTGTAGCCGCCGTCAACAGCCGACGTCTGAGCCGCGCCAGCGGCAGCGGTCGGAACCGCCGGATATGCCTGCATGACAGCCGCGATGCCGCCCAGCAGGTCGCCAACGCCCTGGAGCGTCCCGTCAATCCCCGTGGACTTCTGGTTCGCGCTTGCCGTCTTCACGCCCGCCCCGAGGTCTTCCTGCGTGCCGTCCGCGAACAGACCATCTGCGGCGACTTGGCTTGCCTTATCGCCCGTGCCGATCACCTTGACCTTGCTGACCGTCACGCTTCCGTCCGCGTGTTTCGTCTCCGTGTACGCCGTCGCCGACGTGAAGCACCCCGCCGCCATCCCGACAGCGGCCAACATAGCCGCAAACATCATCATCTTCTTCATACGTTTCTCCTTTTCAGTTTATTCCCAATCCAACATTCCGAGCCGTATCGCTTTCGTACGGCTCTTCGGCACCATCCCGTCCCCGTCCTTCTTGAACCACCTGACTGGTGCACGGGCGGTCTTCCCGTCACTCACGCGGCGAAAGAGCGCGTAGCCCTTCTCATCCGCAGTCTCGATCTGGTCGTACTTGTCCATCACCTTCCCCCCGCCATAGCGCGTTCTGCCGAATCCTCAAGCTCTGCGGACACCGCCGCAAGCTGCGTCATCGTTGG